CCTCAGAACCGTTAGCATTCACTAATAACAAATTTATATTTAAACTTTTTGCTAATAAAACTTCTATGACAAACGATGAAAGAGACTATCTTAGAAACCAACTTGTACCAAAAAGAACTATTGTGACTCAGTTTTCTCAATTATCGGATAAACCACCCCAGGCGACTATTCTAACCGGAGATAAAATAACCATAAGTTGTGACCATTTTAATATATACGCTAAATCTCTTTATATTTTAGGAGTGGCTCACAAGGGTTTAGCAGCCCTCGGTGGGTTTGGCGTAGAGTTATACTTAAATTCAACCTCTTATTGTGGAGAAATGCCTTATTACATTACAAATTCTCAACCAAATGTACGGTCAATGTCTTCTCTTCTTAATAGTGATGCCATCGACCCGACTGCCTCGAATGCCGCACATACTGCCGTTGACGCTGTAAACACAAGAATCCACGAAGCAAACACCGACAGATTTTTCTATTATAAAATAGATCTTGCCAATAATAGTAATAATAAATACGACCAAAATTATGTTCCACTTAGTAGATTTGATTCTATTAGAGTAATTCTTACAGCTCAAAAAGATATTACGCAGGCTCATTTTGATGATTTTTTCGAGACTTTAACCGTTGTAGCAGAAGGTAAATGCACAGCTTTGTATCAAAACGGAGCAGTTACATTCAATAATTACTAAATACATAAATGTATTACATTACATTATATACACTTAATGAACTTCCAATTTAATTCTTTACAGATACCTCTCCAGATATTCTCTTGTTCAAATAACTTTTCGCGACTTTTAAGTAACGGAAAATAAATAAGATATTCGTTTTTGTCTAGTAACTGAAAAAATTTGTATAAAGTATAAGAATAACTTAAAAAGTTCTTTCTAGTTTTTGGACAGTGCTTTTCAAATGGTTCTTGAATTTCGTTAAACATTTCTGTTAGTTTAGTTTCTAATTCTTGTGAAATAACTAACTGCTTATTACAAGTAATTTTATGAATTATATTGGGTATATGTTCATAATATTTATTTAACTTCAACTTTTTAAGAAATTCTTTAACTTTGTGATATGTAATAAGAGTTTTGTCAGTAAGACGTTCTTTTTTAATCTCTATTATAAGTAGTTGTATAACTTCTTCTGGAACATTTGTACCCTCTCGACCTTGAATCTGAGTAATCCATTCTTTAAAATGATTAGTTCTCTTGTAACTATATGGTTTTATATATTCATGATTTTCTGCATGATTCCATTCTGGAAGTTCAGATATATTAAACTTTTCCGTGAGTCCACAAGTATAACAAATTAATAATCCAGATGACGTATCCTGTACAGTGTTGCCTTGGCATTCTTTGCAGACGTACACATCTTTTACGCGCTCTACAGAAATACCTGATTCTTCGGGAAAACATTTAGCCATGTACATTTTATAAACTTCTTCTTTGTTATTTTGCGAATCTAGCGAGATGTATTTAAATATTTCTCCTTCATTGTTACATTCAGTTGTGTATTCTTCGGAGTCTATTTCTTTTATAAAATCCATGGACTTGAAAAGATATTCAGATAGGTGTCTATCTGTCTCTATGTCATTTATTTTATCTTCCAATTCTTTTAGTTTACTGTCAATCTCCCTATTAAATTTATTAACAGTTCTCGCTTTGTATAATAAATTTAACTCGGATTTATACTTATTTAAATTTTTCTTCTCTATTTCTATAGAATCTATAGTTTGGTCGTGTTTTGTTATTATAGACGTTCTTGAATCTGTATGAGCGATTTTTTTAGAAATCTTAAAAGAAGACATTATAAAAATAATAAGTTATTCTTTTAAACACATTTTATTTAAAAAGTGATTTAATTTAAAAATATATATTATACTAAAAAATGCAATGTTAATATCTTATTCAAAAGATTTTACAGTTAAAAGTATTAGAAATTTGTGTAAAATTAAAGGTATACGATACGTTTCTGGTTACAATAAAGTTTATTTAACCAATTTATTAAATAATTTTAACGCAGCAAAAGTTATACAAATTAAAATAAGAAGCAAAACAATGACGGACACGCTCTGTCCTATATGCCACGAACCTCTAAAGTATCCGTATGTTTCAATAAAAGTAAACGACAAATTTTTTTACTATAATTTTTACACTTTAGTAGAATATTTAAATAAAACTCACGACTTTAGAGATCCGTGTACGCGTCAAAACATAAAAGACTCAAAATTATTACAAATTAACAAATTAATTAGATACTACTACGGAAAAACTTCAAATAAGATATTGATATCAAAAAGTATGATGAAGACCACAGATCTTAATATAATAACGTATTGTTTGTATGATATAATAAATGAAATACATAATAAAGATGCGACGCTCGAAGAAATATATCACAATGTTTTACCTAGATTTATATACTACATAAATTATCTAGTTAAGAATCACTCAAAAGAGGATTCTGAAATAATATTAAAGGCTTGTAAAGAATCTATCAACAATATAATAATTCTAGATTATATACAGCTTGTAGAGATAATAAATTACTAAAAAATATTAACATAAAGAAATGTGATAATTTAATTTAAAGAATCTATGACTGATTTTTGTAAAATATGCGACCCAAAGTGTAAATATACCGATTGTATATGTAATGAAAACTTCAGTTGTTTTTACGATATATACAACGAATTACAGGCTATAAACAGTTTAGAAAAATTCAATTTGACTAAGAATTGGAGTATTTCTACAATGACTGTGTGTTGTAGCTTCAATAGTTCAATAAACTTAGAAAAATACACGAAGATGTATTGCGATGAAGTAACCGGTAGATCTTTTTATAATTGTATAAATACTTATACAGGAGTTAAATACCAAAATAAAAACAGGGTGTCTATTAAAATATTCTCTAATGGAAACATGCAATTAGCAGGTGTATTAAATGTAATGTCTGCGACATACGCTATACGCAAGATATACAGAAGACTTTTAAATCTAGAAGCTTTTAATTCTGAGGCTTTTATATCCAATGTAAGAATTTGCATGATTAATTCTGACTTCAAAATAGATAAAAACATAAAACAATCAAATATGTGCAAATTTTTAGACTTAAAAGAAATGGAACACGTTAAGATGTACTCTTTCAATCCAAGTAAGTATCCTGGAATAAATATTAAATTTTCAAATCCTTATAACGAAAAAATAATAACATGCGCAATTTTCAGACCAGGTAGTATTATAATAACTGGGGGCAATGACATAAACTCTTATAAATTTGTATTACATCAAATTTTTAATTTGTTACAGAATAATAATAGTTTTTTATATTAATGGTAACATCTAATGTTAACCTTATATCAAATAAATAATATAATAGAATCAAATGTGTCTTGTAATGTATCTCATAAGATAGTAAACGCTTTTACAAGTAAATGCTTTATTCATTCTTTTATAACAGATTTTTATAAATGTAATGAAATTTTCGATAAAAGTACCTTTATAGTAGCGTTGATATATATGTACAGATACAATAAAGAATGTAAAATAATCTATGCGAATATTAAATTAGTTCTAGAAACATGTTTAATATTAGCTAATAAATATTGTGCTGATTTTGAAATCAGGGATTCTGGTCCCTTAGAACTTCACTTGTTAAAAACAATAGATTGGAATTTATACATATCAGAAGACGAATACAAATATTACCACAAAAAAACGATAGAATTAGATTAATCTTCATCTATAATTTCAAGATTTTTGTTTTGTAGCGGTTTTGCTGCTTCTTTTACTTCAATTTCTTTGATTTCTTCAGCGTCATGATATTCAATTTCTTCTTCAATTCGAGGAATTTCTTTTGAAAATTCTTCTTGTTCTTTTTGAATTTCTTGAATTTTCCTTTTAATCTGTGAGAGATCGTCTATATCTTCCATATCGTCCATATCGTCTATATCTGGAGTTTGATTTACATTTACATTTCCATTTCCATTTCCATTTCCATTTCCATTTCCATTTCCATTTCCATTTGACTTTGTTTCAAATTCATTCTTGATACTTCCTAATTCCCCTGATAACTCACCGATTCTTCTATATAACTTGTAAACAACAAAAGCTAAGGTTGCTACAACACAAAATATAAAAACAGTGGAAATTAGCCCAATATCTTCGAAAGTAGATTTTGGTGTTTTCATTTATTATATCGTGAATGTTTTAAATATTGATATAAAACGAATTACTCTGGGTCGTCTACATCATTGTCATCGCCCGGAATATCTATTCCAGTATAAAACGTAGTTCGTTTTAGAACTATACCAGAATTAATAGGATACTCGCGGCTACCCTGTTGGATAATTTTAATATTATTGTTAGTAAATGTAGACATGAAGTAATCTTTAGTAAATTGTTCTCTAGGTAAATTATTTTCTCGGCAGTGATCATTAAATGCTTGAGTAAATACTTTCATTGGAATATACAACTTTTTATCAAATACTACCTTACCAGATTTCAAGAAATTTTGCAATGAATTTGTAGTTTGTTCCATCTCTTCTTTGTTTTCGTGAAAATACCTCGGAAGTATATTCCAGATACCCTTTTTCCCATGTACATTCAAAGCGTTATAATACCCACGAATACACAACTTCAATATAAAAGGAAGTTCTTTGAGAAGCTTTTTGTCAATTTCAGTGTCTGTGTTCATTACTTTCTTCCAGAAATTAACTACAGCGGTTCTGCGAGATACACTTTCTGAGTTATTTTTGTACCTCATAATTTTATTGCCACCCATGGTCATTGGGACTTTCCAGTCTATTGTTTCGTCACTCTTATACTTTTCAGCGTAAGTATTTCTTCCGCCTTCTACTATAAGCTGCCAATCAGTTTGTTCCATCTTGAAATTTTCGGCTATCTCGGGTGCAAGTACCATGAACTTGTTAGCATGTGGTTTAATACCAAACTTAGCGTCAATATTATTGGCAATCACGCCCACGTCTTCTTCGTCGTAAAACTTTTGCAGAATCTTCATTAGAATAGTACTCTTTCCAGCACCTGCTTGACCGAGTAGATAAAGAAGTACCTGCCAGTTATCCAGTTCTCCGATGTCAAAACACATTCTTCCCATAAATGCACACAACCACTTTTGAACTTCTTCTGTAAATTCCTGATAATCAAGTAGACTTTTGAATGTAGGGCAATGATCTATTATTTTAAACCAATCTTCGTCTGAATATTTTGGGAAATTATTAAAACTGGTTTCATGATATTTACAAGCGACCGAGAAGTTAGTTATATATGGATGAGACACGCCATATGGTACAAATATATCAGTGTAGACAGGTGGTTCGTCTGGACCTGCGATGTTATATTTTGTAATGTAGTTACCATTCTTAAATGCAAAAAGATGACGATCTTTTACAAGCAGGGGCAGTTCCGGACCAACAAACTCATTAAAGTATTTTTCAGCATTGTTTATGTTACTACCTCCGCTAGCCGTAGCATTCTTCCATTGATTAAAATTAATCTTGTGATCCGTTTTTTGATAAATGTATTCCTTTATTGTATACTGTTTTTTCCAAGCATGCGTGTTATTACCCTTTTTAATAAT